ACTCACGCTTTTTTTTTTATTCAATTAAATACGCCGAGGAGAACGGTGTGGTGAGCCGCTCTTCATACGATGAGAGTCCTATCGAGTCCTCACTGTCCATTGGTGGCCGTGTAGGTAACTTCGTAGGTAAGGCCTCTATGTCCTATCCTGAGTCAGTGATTCGTTCTGTTACTTTCATGTCTGCTGCTCAGCAGCTACGAGACAGTGGTAAGTTTAAGAACAACGCTGAGCTATTCCAGCGTGCAGAGGAAATGGTGAACATGTCAATGGTTGATTATCGCAGTGGTGAGCGTCCTATGATCTTTGCTAAGGCAGGGACAATGGGTAATGCTCTTAACACTCTACAAACCTTCCCTGCTAGCTTCTACAACCAATGGCGTTACTTTGGCAAGGAAGCCCTTCGTGGTAACCCTGCTCCCTTCGTAACAGCGTTTGCTCTACAATATGCCCTTGCTGGTGCTATGGGTATCCCTGGTGTAGCTGACGTTGATAAGCTGTGGCAGTTCCTAAAGGCTCGGATGCCCGCGAGCTGGTGGGCCAAGACAAAGAACAACGAGTTCCTTGCTGATCCTAAGCTGTGGGCCATCAAGAACTTTGGTGAGGCTTCTGTCTATGGTGCATTGTCAGACTACTCTGGAGTTGCAATGACTTCACGTATGTCTGCTCCAAGCTTCTCTGACATGGCTGCTGCTCCTGTAGGTCCCATTGCGGACATTGCGGGTCAAGTTGGTTCTGCTGCTAGCCTAGCAATGGATCCTACGGATCCTACAAAGCAAGCACAGGCTGCAATGAATAGTGCTCCTGTTGGCTTCCAAGGTCTTGTCGAACAACAAGCCTTCCCTGGTGAAACAGGTGTGGAGCTTCCTAATGGTAAGCGTGGTGTGTTCAACAGCCGTAAGCTTGGTGATCGTGAGAACGTTTATTCTCGTTCTCCAGAAGAGCAAACCATTCGCAACTTTGGTGTTCGTAGTCAGCGTGAAACAGCAACGAAAGAAGCTCGCTATCGCACAGACTATAACAAGCAAATTAGCCGTGAGAAGGCTGGTGATGTTGCTGACCAATTCTACCAAGCCATCCGTCGTGGAGACAAAGAAAAGGCCCTCCAAACATCCAAACTTTATCTGGATTTATCTGGAGAGCCTCTTAAGGATTCTCAAGTCGTCATGCGACTTAAGAAGGAGTTCATTGACGCGATTGATCGTCAAGCTCAAGGAATCAAAACCGTGGAAGATGTGCGTCGTTATAAGATGCTAAAGGAAGTGCTCAATGAGCTTGATTAACTTAACACAATTGAAGAAGATTTATCGAGAGGCTCCAGTTGAAAGGCTGGAGCTTTTCCTTCCATACTTAAACAGTACAATGGAAGAATTCGAGATAAACACTCCTCGACGGATTCAAATGTTCCTTGCACAGATTGGACACGAGAGTGGACAACTACGTTATGTGAAAGAACTTGCCTCAGGACAAGCGTATGAAGGTCGGAAGGATCTAGGTAATACACACATAGGTGATGGAGTAAAGTATAAAGGGCGCGGTCTGATTCAATTAACTGGTCGTAGCAATTACGTACTCGCATCACTAGCTCTTGGGTTACCTCTTCTTGAAAAACCAGAGTTGTTAGAATCCCCGGAGAACGCTGCCCGAGTGGCTGGATGGTTTTGGTATAACAAGAGACTGAATGGTCTTGCGGATGAAGGCTTGTTTGAGAAGATGACAAAGGTTATTAATGGTGGGTTGAATGGTTATGCTGATCGTTACAAACTTCTGCAACGTGCGATGGAGGTGGTATGAATCTAGATGAGCTTTTCATGATGCTCTTTGATAGAGAGAAGTACCTTCAACTTATGAAGAAGAAAACTCCGTTGGTGGATGACACGGGTTATGGGGACTTTGAGGATTTAAGACGGGGCCCAAGAACTATGCAAGGTCTAAGAGAATATGACCGTAGTATGGTACTACCTTCTCCAGGTATGCCAATCAATCCTTGGCAACCAACCTACCAACACCGTATGCCCCCTATTGAGACACAACGTCGTAGGGGTATAATGCCTCGACCACGAGTGTCGGATCTGGAGATCATGCTGGAAGAGATTGATAGACCTTCTGGAAAGAGCTTCTGAATGAAAAAAAGCCCCTATTAAGGGGCTTTTTTCTTGGTCATTCGTCTTCTGCTTTGACCTTTTCAATCATCACAAAGAGAGGTCCTAGCATTAGGATTAGTCCCCAGTGAATTTCATCGTCTTCACCAGCAAGGACAAACCCTACCCCGGCTCCAAGTACCCATTCAAAGTCAAGAGTAATCATACGCCACAAGAACCACCTTTGCCCGTCAGGTCACAGATATCAACCTCTTCATAAATAACATCCTTGTTCTTACGAGCTTCCTCATAAGGCACGGCTGTTAGGGGTTGACCTCCTCGACTTCCATCTGGATAGCATGTAAACCCTCTAAGCCGTGGAGCATATCTTGCAAGTGTCTCGCTAAAGCGAACAACTTGTCCCTCATTGTTTTCTTTGGTTCCCCAAGCAGGGAGATTAATCGTGGATGAAATTGACATGTCAACGTAATCTTGAATGTCCGCTTGGAACTTGATGCGTCGTTCATAATCTGTGCTGAGGTCTAGGGCAGAATCAATGGACTCTGGCTTGACTCCGTACTCGTCGATGAGGAGCTGGGCGGTTCCGTCAACAACGAACTGATACTTCCATTTTGTCCCTTCAGTGAGGAAACGACGTTTATAAGCGACTGCAAATAGTGGTTCAATCCCAGTTGTAGTTCCTGCAAGGATACCAATGCTTCCTGTGGGGGCAATGGCCCGATAAGCTTTTGGACGGCTAATGTAAAACCGATCGCAATGTTCATTTGCTGATCGCTCGGATTCATCCCGGTAGACTTCAAGCCATTGTTTGAGTTCATCTGTTACCTCGTATTTCTGCCCTCGTTTGAGGAGCCATTCGTGGATGCCCATGAGGCCCAAACCGAGTCGGCGATTCTTTTCCCTAACCTTGTAGACTTTTTCATATGGAAGATCGGCCCGAAGCGTACCGCATACCAGGAATTTACTAGCGAGGGACGTGACGGACTTGAATTCCTCCAAAGAAGAAATATTGCCTATATTGATGCTACCAAGATTACATACGTCAGAATCATCCTCACTTGTAACTTCTGTACAAGCGTTACGAAGAGTTTCATTTTGTTTATCACCAAAGTTAAAGCTAAAGCCCGGTTCACCTGTTTCCATTGCCTGTCGAACATTCTCAATAAACACAGAATTGTTTTCTAAACCTAAACCGTGTCGAATTGCTTCATTGTCATAATTGACACTGATGTTAGTCATATCCAGAGGAGCAGGGAAGTTGAAGTCTTTAGCTTTTTGTTCCTTGATTAGCTCTGACCAGTTCTTTGCTTTAAGGAATAGAGGAATGTCCTCGTGTTGCCAGTTAAGGCTCGCATAAATAGCAGATCGGCGTGATCCCCCTTGCATTACTCGGCGCCCCACTTCATTAATAGCTTCCATTAATGGAATTGGACCTGAAGAGGTTCCTCCAGTACGTGAGAGGGTTTTGCCGCCAGGACGTAAACGACTATAATCGGTGCCAATTCCACCGCCCGTCATCAAGCAGGACATACTACGCCAAGTCACTGCACTCCACTCTTCACGCGTATCTTCTTCAGCTCTGAGTAAATAGCAGTTGTTCCAAGCCTTGTAAGGTCTACCGGAATAATAGAGATAACGTCCTCCGGGGATAAATTGCATTTTTTTAATATACTCTGCAAGTTGTGCTCGGTCGTTGTGCGACATAAGAGGAGTTGTGGTCCCCCCTTGGCTTCCACATACGTCGTCGATAAGACGATCTGCCAAAGCATCCCAGGAGTCATTAGGTCCTTGAGCATACTTGTATCGGAAGATATTTTCTGCAAAGCTGTTTCGGAATCGTTTTTCAATCATTAGTTCTCCATCAATGCTTTCCATGACACTGGAAAGACTGGTTGTAATTGTTGTTGTAGCAACTCTGCAATGTTTCTTGTTTCTTCTTGTGCGTGAGGATCAAGACGTTGTTTACACACACGACTGAAAGCAGCTAGGCTCCCTGACCAAATCCACTCTGTCATTGTGTTCTGTGGAAGAATCATACGAGCTTGCTCTGGTGCAATACCGGCGAGAATCATCTTCTCATAAGCAGTAACACAGAACTCGGTTACTGACTCAGGAGAGTAATAATCATCATAGTTTGACATTTCACTATGAAGATCAATAACAACCGCACTGCTACCTTGCTTAGCGTTTACCGGCTTTCCTCTCCATTCTTCTGGAAAGAAGAACTCGGGTTCTTCGTCCACATACCGGCGCGATACCTCATTCCAAGCAAGGCCCACCTGATGTTTGACAAGCTGCCTAGCGACGAATATCGGAGCTTTAATACGAAACGACGCAAACGCATGGGCAAAAGGGGTCCAGTGCTTATGTTTAGCAAGATAGTTGATAAGTTTCTCATCTTGAGCAGTGAACTCTTCACTAACTTTATGAAAAGAGACCCGAGCCGCATTAACTACGCTCAGGTCATTTCCCATAGAATCAATCAGGTTTACTTCGGGTTTGCAAATCTTCATTAGTATCTAGTTCGTCTAGTTTAAACTCTTTGATTTCTTTTTCCGCTTCATGCTCTTCATGACGTCGGAGAAAATACTTACGTTTGTAAGTGCTTTTCTCTGGTACCTTGAAGGAATCCTTATCGTTGGTTTTCATTTAAAATCTCTAAAAATTCTGGTGGGAGCTGACAATTTTTAGGCGCGTACCTGAACATTGGAGCAATGTCTTTGGGTGTATAGCCCGCTAAACCACATCCAATTGGAGTAATTTGAAAAGTGTACGTTGGATGCGTCTCGGCAAAGTGTAAAAAATTAATCACAAAATGTTCAATGGTGTTCAGATCCATTGTTTTGTATGGAGACCATTTGGTCGGAATCGCAAAACTGTTACCTTGCTTACCATAACCAATTCCCCACTTAGCACCATGTTCTTCAAAAGCATATCGTGCAGCGCCTGCGCCATGAATTCCTTCCACATTACTTCCAAAAACAAAAATCACCGAACAGCCCTTTCAAGATCTTGTCTAGTGTCTTCATGTAAACCTTGTTCAAACACCATATCAATTACTTCACGGAAAGAAAGCCCTACAAGGTCTAAAAATTGTAGGACGTCCAGTTCGTGTTCTAGCTGGTCTTTTAATTGTTCTTCGTCCACGTTATACATTATTCTCTCATGTGTAGGGCATCGAAACCACTGGAGTCGTTTAGTAACCCGTCAGTGGGGAAGGAATCCCCAGTTTGTTCATCCACAGGATATACACGGCGAAATCCCCCCAAAGCACCTGCAACTGGTGATACAAGTACATTACCATAATCACCGAAATGATATTGCTGAGCAAGCTCGCATAGAGCAGATACTTGACCTTCACTTAGACGGGCATACCCAGTTGTACGAGGTGGTTGATCAGCCAACGTAGGGCCTCGAACGTTTGTTGCACTTGACTGTGATCCTGATAAACTACCACCGCCAGAGCCAAAAGCCCTACGGAGTTGATTGCCCAGATCGTCGGTACGAGATACTTTTTCATGTTGTGTTTCCACTTCTACAAGTTTTTCGAGGAAATGAATTGCTTTACGAATGTCCTCGATGCCACCCTTATCGCGCCAGCGGGCAATGTATTTAAGTGCAGTGCCCTCTAGATAACCAAGCTTCCATGCAAGAACTACATCCCAAGGTTGTAGGTTGCCATATTTCTTGTAATGGTCTCCACCATATTGTTTGTCATTAACGGTCTTCACAAATTACCTCTCGCTTCCAAGGGACGTATTGATCTTTCAGCATATCTACATATGCTACAGCTTCGTGTAAATGTTTAAAATCTTCTACTCGATTCCAATTGGTTCCATAATCATTGGATTCCACAACAAAGAAAACACGTTTGTTAAACCAAGAACCTTTAGACATTTTCACAATGCGATATTTAGTTCCCATACTTTTCTCGCAGATACTTTAGTGATACAGGCATTAGATCAAACTGCCCATCATGAACATCATGTAGCACCAGAATACCACGCCAATGTTTGTTTCCTTGAGGTCCCATATAATCCTCATCGTGCTCATAAGCACTACCAGCAATAACGCTAGTAAGGAGACAGCCATCAGCACGAGTAGCTGTAGCAATTTGAAGTCCTTGTTGGTGTCCTGCTACACAAGACATGTTTGTTTTACGTAGCTGCGCAGCAGCAGTAGAAGCAGGACGACCAGCAACCCCAGTGACAAAGTAATGGCTGTAGGCGACACCATCAGACAGAAAAACTTCCAGAAAAGGTTTCGTAGTCCATCCAAATGCTTCATAACCCAGGTCTTCAAGCTTCAGCACTCCTTCAAGTTTAGCATCATCATTCACAGCACGCACAATACGATTCTCGTGATTACCATATAGCAGGGTCATCTCGGGGGTATATTGTGCTTTTTTGTTTTTAGCTTGCTGCTTGTTGTACTTGGTAATAGGGCTTAGAAGGGCCTCCATTGCCTCTTGGGTAGCTTGTACGTCCTTGATGTACCGCTTACCCTCAAAGCTCTTCTTGCCCTTGTCATAGCTGCTCAGGCTTGGCATGTCAGCAAAGTCTCCTAGACAGATGACACGTTCAGGTTTCATCTCTAGGATATACTTGCCAATGTGCTCTAGGTATTCAACTGAATGATCGGGTTTTACTTGACAGTCAGGAATAACTAGATGCCTCATTGCATTTCTCCAGATGTATCTGTGTTAAAAATCTCCATTGATTCTACATCAGGGATTAGATGCATCATGCCTAATGACAGCATCCCATTAAGACCCATAGAAAGAACAAGGGCTGCTTCTGTAGGATTCAATTCACCGTTAAAAACGATAGTGTGATCCTCCATCTCTTGAATACTGTTTACTTTCATTTCTTTCTTTCTTGTTTGGTTTTTTTATGGTGGCAAGAGCGGCATACAGCTTGTAAATTGGAAGCTTCACAATAGAGCCTGTCAATGAATGTATCCCAATTCTTAAAGCCAGTTTTAGGATCAACAACAGGTT